GGCCAGCCCCTCGGACAGGCCCGCGATCACCGGGTGCACGCCGGCGGCAGCAGCGATGCGGGTCTCCCCGGCACCCTGCGTCGCCTTGAACTCCAACTGCGCCAGGTCCTTGCCGGCGACGGTGACGTCCGCGCCGCCCCCGAGGTACAGGGTGCGATACGCGTTCTGCCAGCCGGAGTGGGTAGCGTCCATCCGCTGCGCGAACGCCTGCACCTCACCCAGCGTGTACTGCTTGTCGAACGACACGATCACCTGCGGGGTGGCGCCGTTGCGGAAGAACGCCAGTTTGTGCCCGGTCGCGGCGGAGTCCGCCTCCACCTCCCGGACCAGCGGCGACAGCCACGACATGCCGCGGTAGTTCGCCAGCGGGTCCGGGATCGGAGCGAAGTGCGCGACCTCGTCGGCGAGCAGCGGCACCGGCTGCCGGCCCGACCCGGCCCCGCCCGGGTGGTACACGTACCCGAGCAGTTCCGCGTCCAGGTCGTCGCCTGTGACGTCGGGGTCACCCGGCGACCCCATGATGATCGTCACCCAGTCCGGCCGCATCGCCCGCAGCCCCGCCGGCCGCGGCGTGACGAACGCGGACCCGCCGAAATCGGCGTGCAGCAGCATCCGCGCGAGCAGGTCCCCCGTCGTCCCGCCCCGCCACGGCACGTGCAGCAACTCCAGCGACGGGTCGGACCACAGGTCCCCGGGTCGGCCCTTCCGGAACCGCTGGTAGGCGAACCTGGCCTCGGTGAACAGCAGCACCCTGGTCAGTTCGCACGCGAACACCACCCCGTTGCGGCGGTACGCGTCGGCGACCATCGACGCGAACCCAGCGTCGACGCGTTCCTCGTTCGCCGATATCGGCCCGGGCATGCCGTAGTACCACTGCCCGGCGAACCCGAACGCCTCCAGCCCGTCGAACCGGGCCACTGCCGCAGCCGGCGGGGTGCGCAGCGACCGCAGCAGGTTCACCACGGCCCAGCCCGGCCAACCGGCGGATCGGCGGGGCCGGCGGTGTCGACGTCGTAGCCGAGCAGGAACCACCCCGCCGCGGCGGCACCGGCCAGCAGCAACCCCCAACCCCAGCCGACCTCCGCGCCGAGCCCGACCGACGCGGCCAGCGCGCTGCCCGCCGCACCCGCGGCGGCGCGGCGGGTGCGGGTCACGCCGTGAACCCCCACAGGCCCGGCCGCTGGCCGTTCACCGCCAAACCGTGTGCCGCCAACGTCACCGCCTCCAAGGGATCGGACCTGCTGTTGCGGTCCCACCGCCACAGGTCGCCCACCGGGTGCTTCCCCGCCGCGGCCAGGGCGTCCGTCAGTTCCTGCTGTCCGTAGTGCCGCACACACGCGGCCTCGCCGGCGACGTCCGCGTGGAACTGCCCGCACGCCTGCGCGACCTCCCGCGCCGTCGGCGTCAGCAGAACCACCCCGGCCGCCTCCAACGCGGGGATCAGCGACCCCGCCGGGCCGGCCGGGTCGACCACGAACGCGCACGGGCCGTGCTCCCGCAGCCCGACGGCCCGGTCGACCACCCACCCGGTGCCTTCACGCCGGTCCACCACCTGCACCAGCAGTTCGCCGCCGGCGCGGCCCGCGGACCCGATCGTGCAGTGCCCCGCGTCCGGCCACGACCCCGCCACGGCAAACGCCACCGGCCCCGTCGGGCGGCCCTCCGCGCCCGCCCGGGCCGCCCACACCGCCTCCGGAATCACACCGGCCCCACCTGGCTCGTCCCACCAGCCCAGCCGCTCCCGGGCGAACTCGCCTGGCGTGTCGGCCAGCGCCTCCCGTTCGTCCTGCACGTACTCGGCGGTCAGGATCTCCGCCGGGCCGTCGTTGAACATCCGGGTCCGGCCCATCGCCGGGTTCGCCCGGCGCCGTCGCGCGTCGTCGTCGAGCCGGCACCCCGCCACCGGGTGCCGGTGGTCGCAGCCAGGGTCGGCGCACCCGCCGGGCAAGTCGTCACACCATTCCAACCAAGCCAGCCGACGCGACGACCCCGCCCGGCCCCGGTCCCGCACACCCCGCCACACCCGCGACTCCGCCAACCCCGCCGAACCCCCGTACAGCACCTGCGGGTCCGGCCGCGCCGACAACGTCGGCAGCAGCGACCCCATGTGCCCCGCCTGCAAGTACATGGCCTCGTCCAGGACGACCTTGTCGCCCGTCAGACCACGCCCACCCGACTTCGTCCGCGTCTTGAACAGCACCCGCTGCCCCGACGACAGTTCGATCGACTCGTCCCCGTGGCCGCCCGGCATCCGCTGCACCCGCCGCGACAGCCACCCGCACCCGTCGATCAGGTCCCGCAGATCCCGGAACGCCTCCGCCGACGTCGCGAACTCGTGCGCCGACCACACCACCAGCCGCTGCTCCGTCACGAACAGCCACCCCAACACGGCCTGCTTGTACAGGCCCGTCTTCATGTTCTGCCGGCAGCACGCCACCCCGACCTCGAACGCCGCCGAACGCCCACCCGACCCCAACGCGAAGATCACGTCCAGGCCGAGTTCCTGCTCCGGCTCCGGCGGGAACCCCGCCAGCCGGGCCAGGTCAGCGACCTCCGGCCCCAGCGTCCGGGTGAACGGCGGGTGCGACCGGAACGCCGGCTCGACCAACGTCGCCGCCAGCGCGGTCACCCGACCCGCTTCTGATCCCGCCGCGCCCGCAGCTCATCCACGGGATCAGCCGCCACCGTCGCACCCCGCACCGCCTCCGCCAGCGCCGCCGAATGCGCCCGCATCACTGCCGCCAACCCCATCCCCGTGTCCCGCACCCCGTCGTCCAGCCGGCGCGCCAACAACAGCGCCTTCTGCCCCTCCGACGTGCCCGCCCGGCCGGCCTCGTCCAACTCCGCCCGCGTCGCCGCCTCGATCGACTCACCCGGATCCTGCGCCGGCCCGGACGAGGCCGGGACCGGGCGTGACGCCGGTCGCACCTCACCGCCGCGGCTGTGCCGCTTCCGGCACGTCGCACCGCAGAACCGCGCATCCGCCCGCGCCGCCACGAACGGGTCACCGCACTGCTCACATGACCGAGGCTCCACATCGCCTCCCGTGACATGTGACCACTACGCGTGACGGACGGGAACGCCTGACTGGGCTGGGTCAGCAGCGTCCGGATTACGTCGGCATGTACCCCTCCCATACACTTTGTCCGATTCAGTTTGGTCACCAGGTCGGCGGCACCTGCCTGCGTTGGACCCGGTGTAGGTGGGCGCGGAGCCAGGCACCTGCTTGCCGGTTGCAGCGGGCGTGACCGAGGAACGCGCCGTCGCCGGTGCCGCCTAGGGCGCGGGCGGTGGCGTGGCACAGGTCGAGGCGGCAGGTGAAGCAGCGGCCGTCGGCCCTGTCCGGTGGTGCGGTGCAGCGTGCGGGGTGGACCATGGGCCGGCCGCATGCCGGGGTGCCTGGGCCGCGGGGGCGCTCCGGACAGGGAGCGCCGTCGGCCAGCACGGCGAGCAGGCGGGACCGCAGCGCCTGATGTTCGGCGCCGAGTCCGCGCTGCGTCGTGGTGCCGCGGCGCGCCCACCGCTGCCACCGCTGCCAGTCAGCGCGTGGGCCGCGTGCGGTGGGTGTCGGCAACGACGCTGCCCCCTCCGGTTCGGCACCCCCGGCCTGGAACCCGGCGGGGTTGTGACGTTCACCCGTGTCGCGGCGCAGCGCGCGAATGGGATGCTGCCGAGCATGCGCGCGTGGGGAATCGTCGGACTTGTCGGGGCCGCGTTGCTGGCAGCGGGGTTGGCGTGGGGGTTCACCCCGGTGTCCGCATACAGCGGCTCGGTGGGCGGGGCGGTGTCGTGCGGGTCAGCGTTCACGGCGTCGGACCGGGCGGCGAACCCGCTCCTCGACGGGGCGGTGTGCGACCCGGCCCGGTCGTCACGTCGGGCACCGGCTGTCGCGTTGCTGGTCGGCGGGGCCGTGGTCGGCCTGACTGCGGTGGGCGCACCAGCATGGCGGGCACAGGACCAGCGGACCTGACCTACCCCGATCGGGCAACGGCGTTCGCGGGTCGCCTCGCACGGCGTTCGCCGAGCGGCCCATTGCCGTAGACGATCGCGTGCCAGCCGATCGATGAGTCGTACTCGAGGTCCGCGACGACAGCGACGCCGAACACGGCAGCCACCCCAGGAGTCGGGGCGAGGAACCTGACGCTGACCTGTCGGCCAACCTGCCGGCAGACGTCGGGCCAGGGGTCATCCGGGAGGCCGTGGAGCTGAATCCACCAGTCCGTCACGCCGGGGATGACAGTGCTGGTCAGGCCGGGGACAGTGCCCGGTTCGACCTGTTCAGCGCAGATCCGGCACAACCAGGTGAGGGCCGTGTAGCCCTCGCCTTCGCACACGCCGCCGCAGAAGCCGTCGCAGGGGACCTTCGTCTCGTGCCTAGTCAGCGTGGGCAGCGTCGCGTCCTGAGCCCAGGAGTGGAAGTGACCGGCCGAGTCGAGATGGGTCCATGACAGATCAGGAGCGGACGCCGTGCTCCTGACGACGATCTGCTCGTGGTCGATGTGGAGCGCTGCGTCCAGCGGTGCCGAGTTGTCGACGATGGCGGACCCGGCCCTGGTCGTCATCAGTCGTCCCGGTCCCGGTCGACGCGATCTTTGTGGACGAGACGGAGCCCGCCGACCCTGACCAGCCGCCGGCGTGCCCGAACTGCGGCAGCCCGAGCGACCATGGGTGCGCGACCACCATGGGTGAGGCACACTGTGGCGCCCCGCAGCGGGGCTTTCCGGCAGCGGTCACCGGTCCGGCTGGACCGGGCGGTGCACTGCCGCTCCACGGGGCCTACGTCGCTACCCGGCTGGCGAACCGCAGCACGTCGCCGACGATCACGGGGACCGCGATGCCGTCGTCCATCGTGACGGTGACCGAGAGGGCCTTGGCGCGGGTCGCGGCGGCCATGACGATGACGTTGGGGTCCGCGGTGGACGCGGTGAACGTCCCTGCGGCGTTGTCGACGGCGGTGACGGGGAGGTCAGCGGTCCAGGCAGCGCTCACAGTCGCCTCGCCTCCGCTCAGCAGGCCGGAGCGAGACTGCTCCATCTGAGTGAATGATGCTTGGCCGCAGGTCAGCGCGTCAAGGGAGGCCTGCGGGATGCGGCGGCGGTTGTAGCTGGCCTGGACGTCGCCGAGGTCGTAGGTGCGGGCCCGGCGGGTGCCGTGTTTGGGCCACTTGTCCGTGCTGGCCCAGTAGTAGACGGTGCCGACAGGAACCGAGTAGTACCAGGCAGCGGCGGCGACGCTGACCAGCGTCACGGATGCAGCACCTTGTAGCCCTCGGTGCGCTGGATATGGGCGCGGATCTCGGGGCAGTCCGTGAACCACTCGCGAGCGGTCCGATGAACGGCGAACTGCCGGTGCCGGTGTGCTTCCAGGCCCCGGTCACCGGACTCCCAGCCGAGCACCTCCTCGACGGGGAGGCTACGCAGGCGCGCGTCCAGGTGAGCGGAGAAGCCGATCTTGATCCGGTCGCCGACGCGGACGTAGTACACGAGAGGGCAGACTGGGTACTTGTCCCGAGCCCA